ACGCCATCAATAACCACGCCATTAGCTGAAGTAATCTCGCTAATAGTATCTACATTAAGTCCACCTGTGGCAGTAGTCGCACCAGTTACACCTAAAGTTGAACTAAGTGTAGTTGCTCCTGTTACACCCAAAGTTGAACTTAAAGTTGTAGCTCCCGTTACACCTAACGTACCTGTAATATCCACATTACCAGCAAAGGTAGCAGCTTTATCATCAGCTATAGTAAGAGCTGTAGCATGAGCATTAGCACTTGAACCCGTAGTAGTTCCATCAGCTACTTGTAATAGGAAACTACCACCAGCTCCAGAACCTGTACCAGCACCTGCTTTTAAAATGAGTTGTGTACCTGCTTGGTCAGTACCAGAAGCATCATCAATAGAAATAGTATGAGCATTAAGATTAATACTATCAATCTGAGCTTCTGTAACTGCAGAGTTTGTACCTAAAGTAATGCCATCAATAGTACCGCCATCTATATCAGCAGTAGTAATTGTACCAAGATCTGATACAGTAGCACCTGAGAAGTTTACTGTTCCTGATGCAGTAAGGTTTGTTACTGTAGCTGCAGCAGCGGATGCTCCACCAATAGTAACTCCGTCTAAAGTTCCACCGTTAATATCTGCAGTAGTTACAGTGCCAAGATTACTTACAGTACCACCAGTAAAGTTTATTGTACCTGAAGCGGTTAAATCTGTTACCGTAGCTGCTGCTGCTGTAGATGCACCGATAATAGTGCCATCAATGTTACCGCCATTAATGTCAAAGTTACTACCTTCAATTTCTACAGAACCAGCCTCTAGTTTCTTACCCAGAGTAATCTTTTCGCCAGAGTTTGTAGTAACAAATTTAAGATAAGAGTTTGCAGACTCAGTAATGTCTAGTGCAGAAGATTGGTTATCTGTTAGATTAATTGCAATAGTATTATTATCCGCACTGATACTATCTAAGGCAATGTTACCAACATCAGTAATGTTAGTATCACCAGCTGAAAGACTTCCAGTTACAGTTAAGTCACCACCAATAGTCACATTACCTGTAGTAGTAATAGCATCAATATAAGCGTTAGCCCAGTAATTAGAGCTATCACCTAAGTCATGAGTACTGTCTGCTGAAGGAATAATATCTGATGCAACATCTGCAGTAATTGTTACTGTATCTGTATTTGCATTTCCAAGAGTCGTATTACCATTTACTGTTAGATCTGCAGTAAGTGTTGTGTTACCTGTAACTCCTAGAGTGCCACCTACAGTGGCATTATCTGATAGAGTAGCTACACCAGTTACACCCAGTGTACCCCCTACTGTAGTATTTCCTGTAATGTCCGCAGTGCTGGATAAAGTAGCAGCACCTGTTACACCAAGTGTACCACCGACAGTAGCGTTACTTGTAACAGCCAGTGTAGACGACAAAGTAGCAGCGCCAGTAACCCCTAAGGTTCCACCAACTGTAGCATTACTGGAAGCAGCTAATGTAGTAACACTTGCTGCTGCAGTACTAGAACCCCCGATGACTACTCCATCGAGTGTACCACCATTAATGTCTGCAGTATCAGCTACTAAAGAATCAATGTTAGCTGTGCCGTCAATATAGAGATTACGCCACTCTTTACCAGACTCACCTAAATCATAAGTATCATCGGCATCAGGGATTATATGAGAAGCAATCTCAGAGTTTAGCGTAATGCCATCTGTGTCTGCATCACCTAATGTGATATTACCACCAAGAGTAATATTACCATCTACTGAAAGATTACCAGCAAAGTAACCATCTTTAAATTTAAGAGAGCTAGTACCGAGGTCTACAGTATCATCTGTCTTAGGCCGCATTGCTGCAGCAGTAATTACAACATCCTGAGATGGTCCTACAACTTCAATAGGTGCACCTTCTCCAGTAGTCCCATCATGAGTGTGACCACTAGAGGCATCAAATGATGATTGCAGGGCGTCAAATTCACCATCAAGATCTGATGCGTTTATGACGTTACCATCAGCAATGTTGTTTGCTGTATCGTTACGTGTGTAACCTGTTCCCATGTTACTTTCCTTTATTGCCTGTCATGTGCTGCAAATTCCAGTGTTGCTGCGTCTAGTGAAAAAGGCGGATCATCACTGTCAAATTCATATTGTATTGAAACGGTAAACCCTGAACCTACTGTTTGACTTTTAAATACCGATACAAGTTTACCACCAAATACACCTGTCCCATACGTAGATACACCATAAAAAGATACTGTTGCCTGTGTGTTTGATAAAGTTATTGATGGAGGTTGTACTAAATTAGGTTCATCAAAATCAAACTTTAATGTTGCCAATCCATCAATAGAACCTGTAGGATCAATGTAGGTTGATAGTCTATAAATAGTTTTTCTTACTCTTGGATCGTTAATAGAAAAGAATGGAGTACTAAAAGAGGCAACAATGTTAGAGTTATCAAAACTGTTGCCAGATTCCATTCTATATACTAGCCCATTTTCACGAGCAAATAAAGTAACTTCTCCAGTTTCAGTATATACTGAATCTACTACGTAAGCTTTTATACCTCTAGTTTCTGCCCATGCCATACCTTGAGAAGTCTGATCTGCAAATTGAGTTCCTAGTATTCCACGAGCACCTGCAGTACCTACAGAAGCAGCATATCCAAATATACGATATTGGTTCTTTTCTCTAACTACACAACTATGAAAGTTTGTGTTAGAACTTAAGAAGGTAATAGTTTCATCTTGTATAGGACGAGAAGCAACAGCTAGTCCAAAGTCTCCAATACGATCTGTAGCACTAAGCATACGAATACCGTCTGGGCCTATAAATACAATGTCACCACCAACTTCTTGTATACTGTCGTCTTGTACACACCCAATGTCTAGAGATATGGGTTGAAGTTGAAAGTCAGCTAATGTAGTACCAATTAATCTATGTATTTGAGTCTTACTAAAAATAATTAACTGTTCACGGAAAGTAATGATACCAGTAATATCTTGAGTAAGATTTATTGTACCAGAACCTGAAGAAGTTGTAAAGTCATTATCTGTATAAGGTGCAGTAAATACTAGGTTTTTATTCTTAGCAAAGAACATATGATTTTTAAATTCTGCTACATGAGATGCTGCTAATACATCTGAAGGTGCATCATCTAATACAGTAAAAGTAGAGCCATCATATTTAGCTGGATTATTAGCACCATCTACTATCATAATGCTTTGAGTGCCAGTAAATCCATAACGAGCAAAGCGATGTTTTTTACCTGATCCTCTATTAATAGTTAAAAAAGTAACAGCAACATCATTAGCTGGACTTGAAGCAAGCGCTGGGCTAATTGTTAAAGTAGCTCCACCAGAAGATACAGAAGCATCTGAAGTTACTGTGTAGACTTTTTGTATTCCAGCAACAGTAAATGTATCACCTGCCTGTGGAGTACCAGTAAGCCCATCTACAGTTAAGCTTGTACCAGTTTGACTCCCACCATTTACAAGAACTGTACCATAACTGGGTACGTTTATCTTAGTCCAACCAGATCCAGAAGACTCAAATAAATCAGCATTACGATAGGCAACAGCTTTACTATTAAAATAAATAAGACCTTCTATTAGATCTTCTGTATTAGTAAAAGTAATAGCAGCTTGATCTGATGGTGAGCTTGCTAAAGAAGACGTTAAAGTAAGTGTAGCAGTTTTATTTGCTGCACTGTATGAAACACCTGAGGTTGCAATGGTATAGGTACCTGAGATACCTGCTATTGTAAAAGTGTCACCATCTTGAGGAGCTATAAAAATATTAGCTATGTTTAGGGTAGACCCTGTTTGAGAACTACCTTGAATTAAAGGTGTACCATAAGGGGGAATAGTGTTACTATCGTATTTAGTAAAACCCTCTATACGACGATAGCCACCTTGGATAGATGGCTCAAAATTAATTAAACGTCTTGCAGATCCTGGGGCATTGATACCCTGCTGCAATGGACTGATATTTGTAACCAGCCCACCCTGAAATTCAATAGGGAACGTTTGCCATTGTGTGGGCATAATTAAGATACTCGGCTGAATGTAGAAGTAAGACTATTGCTTCTTTCAATTACTGTTGAACGTAAGTAATCATATCTGTTAATATAAATATTACGCATATTCTTAATACCATCATCTAATTTAGATTGCATTAAGGTAGCATCCTGAGTATTACCTCTAAACAAATAAGCATAATACATAGCACCATCTACAATAATATGTCTAAACTGTACTGGTATAGAAGGAGAATCACTATTAGCACTTAAGTCTGTAGGCAAGGCATAATATTCATATACTAATGTATAAGCTTTATCTGGGGGAGATAGGACACCATAATACTGATTAGGTGCACGAAATACTGAGCTTGGAATTGTACGAATACCTGTATTAGAGGTATTGTATTCGTAGTCGCTATATTTTTCTAAGTATTCTTCGTAAGAAATAACTCTTAATTTTTCAGTCTCGTTACCAAGAGTATCATCTCTTTTAATTCTAAAGCTACCCATATCTATAGACTTGGCATTAGCTTGAAAGGCATAACGAACTGTTCCAGGAGTTAATGTATCTTCTTGAGTATTGTGGTTAAAAGGCCACTTAAACTCACTTTGGTTTATATACCTAATAGAAGAATTAACGGAATCTTTAATTTGAGAGTAAAAACCTGTGGCAGATGAGAAGTTAGAGCTAGTTAGCTCAACCTCGTTTAAACGTCTGTTTACATCATTTACCAGACCTAAAAAATCATATGCCATTTTGTTTCCTTTAGATAGCCTAAAGGGGCCACTCGAAAGCAGCCCCTAAGGTTAGTTTACTTATGCAAGCAGATCACGATCTACTTCTGCAGCAGCACCTGTAGCACCCATTGGGGCATATACTACAAAGAACTTAAACGAACCTGCTGAAGGAGCATTTGAACCTGCAAGTAATGCAGTAATGGTCGTGTCAGCAGTTGTGACATTTGTAATGCCGTTTACTGTGGTAGTAGTAGCACCAAGTGTCTTAGCGCCATTAATATCAGCAGTACCAAGCATGTCAACGTCACCGCCTGTTACACCGTAGCTTACTGCATTAGCACCACCGACAGTGGCTGCAGCAGTACACTCAGAACCAGCAGCAAGAACCACACAGTTGTCTGGAACTACACCGATTTCATGAGTTGAGCTAGTTGTAAGATCACCGTGAGCAATCACGGCAGTCTCAATACGAACTGGAGATTGTAAAGCCATTGTTTATTTCCCCTTTACGCCAAGTTATACTTTGCAGTAACAAGAGCTTCTGGACGAAGGATCTTGCGACCGTAAAGATGCATACCACGAACGATGTCAGCAAAGCTGTCAGGATCACGGTAAGTTTCGGTTTTGTTGATTTGCTCCGCAGTTGCGACAGCAGAATCATGACCAGCAACAATGGCACCATAGTTAGCGTTTTGGTTTGCACTACCTGTAGTAGCTGAACCTGTACCAACTGAAGGTAAGTTGCTTGAAGTATATACACGGAAACCGTGGAAGTTATTCAAGACCAATCCATTGCGTAGTCCACCAGCTTCACCGAAGTCTGCATTGAAGAGGCGTGAATCCTCGTCACGAAGTACTTCCATAAATACTGGATCAACTACCAGCCAACGACCTTGCTTATCAACTTGTTGTTGATCGAGCAAACGGGCCATACGAGCTACAACCATTGCTGGTGAAGCGTATGCTGTTGGCAGAGCTGTGGCACCTGGTAAACGTGCTGCTACTGGAATCGAATGATCACCTGCAGAAGCTGTTGTAATGTTACCAAAGTCACCTTTTTTCAGTTTCATGCTTGAAAGCAATTCATCTGAACCAGCAGTAGTTACTGCTTTTGTACCGTTTACTTGATCGTTTACGGCATCGGCTGAACTATGCAAAGCTGACTGTTTGTAGCCAGCAAGATAACCAAGAACTTCTTGGTCATGCTGGTCAGCCAAACGATAAGCTGCACGGTTGGTTGCCATATCCATGAAATTGACGTGGCTATGAGCCTCTTCGATATCATCAATTTTGAAGGCAAAGTAGTTAGCTTTGTCTACAACCAATGAGAAATCTTCATCGTCAAGATCTTGGGCTGAGATGTTAGTACCACGAGCATAGCTGCTTACGGAAATCTCAGGTTCTTTGATAATTTTAACGGTATCGCCTTGTGCGGCAATTTCGCCAAAATAATCTGAGTTGGTGATGTCACCGCATACAGTTGCTTTACGGAAAGCAAGCTGTACTTTTTTGGAGTAAATTACGGAACTAAAATTACCGTTAGGTAAGTTACCGTATCCTCCTGCTGTTGTAAAAGCCATGATAAAATCCTCCTAATATTTGGCTTCGAATCACAAAGCTAAACACTCGTAAGAGGCTGTCAATTTTCTAGGGTGCGTAAGACTAACAGTCGGCCAACCATTAGATATACGGGCCTATACTTAAACAGGTCGTTCTTTTCAGTTTAGACTTTTGGAAATAGGGTATACTTAGAGGTAGTCCTAACGGAGGCTCTAATGTTATGTCCCTAGTTATATGACATTAATAGTGTTTGTCAATAGTTATTATCGGGCTGAACCCGAAATATCGTAGATAAACTTACCAGAACGCATTGCTTTAGTTATAGCTTCCTCGTTCTTTTCAAACTCTTTTGCTGACATTCTTGAAACATCTGACTCACGAATCGTATTAGATGAGTCGTCTGCATCAATTTGTGTTTTAGAGCCTTTACCTACATTGGACGCTGCAGCCTTTCGTTTTGCTGCATAGTCACTCTTAGTCATGTTATTATCTATTTTATATAAATCAATAACACGAATAACTGATTCAGGATCATCCATGTTTTCATAAAGAGCATCTTTAACCCATTTAGGTTGCCTGTCTGCCCAATCATGGAAGTCATCTGAATCTCGTAATTTATCAAAGTCAGAGTGTGCTTCACGTATAGAATTTTCTGCTTTATTACGAGCCATTTCTTCTGCTTGTTCATCCATCTTTTGAAGACGTTGTTCAGCATTAGAAAACATTTCTTTAGCTTTTTTAGCTGCAATAGTTTCTACTATGCCAGCCACATCAGGGTGTTTTCTAGACCAAGCTTCTATATCTTCATCTGACTTAGGTGGTACCACATTAGACTTAGTAAGTCGTTTTTCTAAAGAGTCTAGTTTCTCCTGCCACTCTTTTTCTTTATCAGACATATGACGTCTTAGATCACCATATCGTTTTTTAAAAGACTTTTCTTCTGCAGATAACGTTTCTTCTTTAGCTTCTGTATCGGCCTCTTTTTCTTGGGAAGCTTCTTCTTTTGGTTGTTCTTCTGTATCACCTTTTTGGGCAGCTTCAAGCTTTTGAATCTCCTCTTCCTCTTGATCCATTCGTTGGCGTCTACGTTCGTAATTAGAACCTCGTTCTACAAACCCTGCAACTTTTGGTTTTTCTACTGTTTCTAGTTCAGGCATATCATTTCTCCTTATGTTGGGGCCAGCCGTAGCTGGGTAGCCTTATTATTATCTTGATCCTAAACCACTACGTTTTGGACTAGTTGTTGTTGGTTGCCCTA